TACAAGCTCGGGAGGGGCAGAGACTGCTGCCGTAGCAGCAGCCTCCATCTCCCTTGCTCGCCTAAAAGCGAACAAACCCATAATCAGGAGGCAGCAGCCTTGATTACAGCGTAGTTAATCACCACGGCTTCGCTCAAAGAACCAGTGGACACATTGCCAAGGGTCAGATCGAACGAGCCAGCAGCAACAGCTCCACACCCAAGAGTGTAGGAACCAGAAGTGCCGCCAGAGGCGATACAAGCGATAACCACATCGGTGGCTGCCACTTCACTATTGGTCACGGTGAAAGTGACCTCAGCGCCAGCCGCAAGAGCTGCGCCATTCATGGTGATTTGCCCGCAAGCATTGTTGAGGGTTACACCAGTGGACTTGCTGGTGCTTTGGGTCACGGCTCCGCCAGAGACGTAGCCGATTGCCTTACCAGCAGAAACCTCGAAAGAAGATGCCATTGTTAATTCCTCCTATCAGTCAAAGTTGGAGGTATTGGTGGCACGAACAATGCCGAGGTTCTTCAGCTCATAAACCTTGCTCCAGTTGGAGACGGTTTCAAGCTGAGTACGGGTGGGATTGACAGTTGTCACAGCCCACTTCGAGCCAACAGGGTGGTAGCAGTAGTGCAGGTCGATCGACATGGCATCGCTCTTGGCGAGGATGTCACGGTCGGTTTCAGTCTGCATTGCCATTTGCTCGCCGCTAGCCACTGCACCTTCGGTAAAGAAGTAGGTGGCATATTCGGACGTAGCACCGCTGCCTTCGGTCTGAACATCGTCAGACACGATCACGCGCAAACCCATGTAGGTTGGCACAGTGGGATTGCCATAGGCAGCAATCATTGAACCACCCGATTGAGTGGTAGTGGTTCCGCGAGCATCAGCAGTGCTCACATAGTCGATTGCACGGCGCTCAACAAGATCGTAATAAACCTTGGAGTGCATACAAACGGCAGTCAATTTGTCGCCTTGATCGCCCAGCAGAGAGCGAGCTTCGGCAACATGACGTGGGCTAAGAACGGTGGGGGTATCACCCGATTCACCGTCAATAGTCAGATCAAAGAAAGCAGCCGAAGAACTGGTGCTTCCAAGAGTGCCGAACACGCCTTTCAGGCAAGAAAGAAGATCTTTCTGGCGCTGGTTGGCAACATAATCAGCAACTTTTGCACCGATAGCGGCCATGGGGTCGCTACCTGCTGCAAGAGCAGCAAGGTCCCGTGCTTCAAAAGCCCGCCCGCGATGCAGGATCACGCCAACTTGCTTGTCAGCAGTGATCTTGCCGGGGGTCAGAGAAGAGCTGTCGGACAGCACTTCAAAGTCACCCGAAAGATTTGCCTTCCAGAAAGGCACATTGATAAAATCACCGCCCTCAGTGGCATTTAGCTCAGCCATCGGACGCACAACACCGCTAGCCAGGAAGGCATCGCGTTGAGTCGTCTGCTCAATGACGTAAGGCGTAAATACCTCAGGAACGATGATGTCCGACCGAAGAGTCGCCATCGTTTAATTCCAAAAGTGTTTAACGGTGTTGGGCGTAACCCAATCGGCTCCGCGTAGCTTTGCCTTGCTCCGCATATTAACGGACAGCTTGCGCTTTTAGTCTTTCATATAAATCACGATCTGTTTTAAACAGTCGAGATTGTTCCGTCAGGTTGTAGCTTTCAGGCAAGAATGGATTGCTGATGCCAGCAGGTATCTCGCCAGTGCTACGGCCAATCGGTGCTCCACTGCCTTGAGGTGTCGGCTGCTTTTGCATCCAAGCTGGCAAGGTTTTGGCCCATTCCGCGATCGGAGTTCGCTCATAACCTTTGACGACAACAACTGTGCCATCTGCTTCCCGTTCAATTTGATCCTTCAAAATTTGCGTGTTGAGGATCATGTCCGGGTCATGGACAACATCTCTTAGAGCCACTGCGGCAGGGCTAAGAATTTCAAGCTCGCGCACACGCTGCTCCAGTTCGCTTATGCGCTTGTCTTTTTCTGCTGTTGCTTCTCGGAACTGCTGCTCTAAAGCTTGTCGCGCTTCAGAGTATTTACCTTGCTGCTCCAGATCGGCTTGTTCGGCATTGCGCTTAAATTCTTTGAGCGCCAAGTAATCATCTGGGACTTCACCGATCAACTCTTTCTTTTGGAGCTTGCCGATCAATTCATGATTTTTGCGCTCAAGAGCCTCAATACTTCTCTTGAGCGATTCGACTTGCTCATTAGACTCGGCTTCATTTGAAGCTACTTGCTGCTCTTGCTCTTCAGCCATAAACACAAAAACCGTTTTGCGGTCCTAGGTTAGTGGCTAATATCCGATAATGTCAAATACGGCTTCTAATTTGCATCTTCGTCCTCATCTGTGCAAATTATGACCTCAACACCTTGCGCCAAGCGACCAAGTAAAGCGCCTAGCACTTCGGTGTTGTTTGGGGTCGGGAAAATAAACCGACCCTCAATCATGCCATCAGAGCACTTTAGGTAGGTGCAACCACCTTCCCATATGCGGCCCTTCATTTTTTAGTTGCCTTTTTTGCTTTCATCTGCGACTTTTTTCTTGGGTCGGGTTTGGCGCTTTTGGGTTGCTTTTTGTTGTAGTTCTTCATGTTGATCGTCAACCCAATCAATTTTGTCTAGCGCCATGTTAAAGCGATTTCGCCATTGCGTCTCGCCATTGGCAAGCTTAACTTCCTTGGCGAAAATCTTTTGACCCTTGTAGTCAATAATCTTGAAACTAGACTCGGACATCTGGGTAGCTTTCTGCAAGTTGCTTCAATGTTAGTTGTGCTCCGTCAGATCTGACAAATCTTACTAAGGCGTCTTTCGGACCATATTTCTTCTCAAGATAGTCGTAGTAAGCGACTCGCTTTGGCGACTTAAATACCTTTAGTTTTTCGCCTGGATTTCTTTTTAGCCAAGTTCCATAATCGGTAAATCTACTTAATTGAATTTCTTCGGCACCTTTAATTAGGGCAGTTCGAATTGATCGGCAATTCCAATGAAGTGGCGGAACTGGACCTTCGCCCCAACTGTAAACATTGCCATCCAGGCTACGGCAGAGAGGAGTTGTTTTACTGTCTAGTAAAGCACGATAAACATATTTCTGTGTAATGTCGGAATTAGCCAAAGCGACTTCCTCTCTCGCTGCATCGGTAACTTGAGTGACACTGGTGCGAACAATAGTCCGAATCTGATGCGTTGGTTTTACTGTGACAGCTCCGCCTTTTTGCGCCAGTTGGTCAATGGTGCCCTGACTGCCTTTTGCAAGGCGGCCTTTAAGTGTTCTCACTATTTCTTCAACAGAGTCGCCCATCAAAAGACCATTTCTAATCGTCTGACTAAAAATTTGGGCTTGGTTAATCGTCATATTGTTAAAGGCATTGCGAATAATTTCACCATTCGGCAAGGTTAAAGTTGTCCCATCCGCAACCGTTATTTGTGCAAAAGTTCGGGGCGCACCAGGCAGGTCATCGCTTAAAGAAACAATATCCAGAGAAGTCGGGTCAGTTGTAACAACAGCTCTGGCGAACTCTGGACTAATTTCGACGCTTCTCACTATTGTTTCGGCTCCTGGCGGTCTTATTGACTCCAGTTGTTGAACCATAAAATCTCTTTCAAGAATCGCCAAACCTTGCAGTTCTTCGGTCATGAGCAAAGTGCTGTCGCCTGCCCAAGTGTTTAGCGACTCCTTTAACTGAACCAAAATAGTCCGAAGACGATAAGCACTAATTGACTCTGGATCTAAAATCGCCAGTTTCTCTGTCGCTTCGATAATTACATCGTTATATGCTCTAATGATTCTTGTTGCGACTCCATTGCTGTAACGATTGAGATCAATGGCTCGCCTAAAAAATTCTGTGTGTTCTGTCATTTTTCCCACCCCATCTCATCAATAAAAAAGGGCGACACAACAGTTACGTCGGCTCCTGCCATCAATGCGCTTTTGACAATGTGATGTAACACATATTCTTTTTCCTCTAGATCGCTTTCCAACTGTATTTCTTCAACATCAAACTCCTTGCCATCTTTGTACCATGACACACGAACTACTGCAAAAATCGCCTCGACAAGCTCACGTCTTGTGAAAGTCACAAGTTGCTTTCTCGGCTTTTGTGTGCCCATAATCAACCTGCCTACATCGCAATTTTTATCTCGGAGGGATTGCGATGTCCTCTGATTCGACAGACTCCTCTGAGATTCGCTCACGTTGTTGCGCTTGCAAAGGTTCAACTTCGAGATAGCCACCTGCTTGGGTCGATTCAAGTTCTTCTTCGACATCAAATTCATCGCCCAGAACTTCACCTTCAAAAAGCTGATCCAGCAAAGTTTTTTGCGTAATTGTTCCAGCGGTGTAAAGAGACAAAAGCGACTGAATTTCTTGCGGTTCCAGACGCGATCCAAGAAAGTCACGATTAACAAAGCTGCTTCCAATTTCCGCGATATTTAAATAATGCGCGTGATGGGCAAGGCAGTTGTCGATCAGATCTTGCATGTTTTGCGCGATGACCATCATCGTGCTGTCGCCTTGACTGCGATCAATGCGCTTGGATTCAGCGGTTTCTGCACTTAACTTTTGACCCAGCACTGCGGACAAGCCGAGTTCATTGATTTGCTGGGCAACTTGGTCAAGACGCCGAAATTGTGAATCAAAGGCATTGCTAGGTGGAGCAATGTACTCCGCTCTTCCATCACTGGGGAAAGAAATTGCTTCGCCTGGACCAGCCGTAACTTCCTCTGCCGCTTGTGGGAATCCATAAAAAGCCAGCATTGGCACGGCGCTGATATGGAGTTGATTGTCCAAATCACTCTGAATCTGATACGCCTTTAAATTAAGCTCGCCTATATCCTCCAAAGGCGGACGTGATTCCATGTAATTTACACGGTTTGAATAGGCCACTGCAAATGGGATGTGATCCATAGTTGTTGTGCCACTTTCATGCACAACAAATTGACCATTTTCGGCCAAACGATGAACTTCAAAAGCGCCTGGCGTCAAAACTCGAATTTGCTCAACTTCTTTTTCTCCATATTCACCATCTGGCACAATAACTTTTTCTAAAAGTCGTAATTGCATCAGCTTTTGCCTGCCGTCAACAATTTCAGATCGCCAACCTAATATTTCTCTTGGGGTATAAGTTACCCAATATGGACGACCCAAAGACCCAGCGGCAGGCGCATCAACTAAAACGCCGATGTGCCCATAACGCACCATTTTGCGGCAAGCTTCATAAGTCCAAACATTTAAATCATTATTTTGTAAGTCAACATCAAAAAGCTGTTCGCGCACTATGTCCGAAACATCATTCAGACGAACCGGCTTGCGCGTCAACATGCCAGCCAACATCCGTTCTAACCGAACGTAATAAGGCGGACAAACAGAGCGAGCCAGACGAGAATCGTAACTCTCATCCAGCTCGCGGGGTTCTTGTGGCAAATAGCGGCGATGGCGGCGACGCAATTCATAAGTCCCACCAATCAGATCCTCAATCAGAATCCAGTGCGGCTCTTGGTTGCGCCATGCAGCATTTGGATCGTTAACTTTGGCTACGCGAGCAGTTAGTTGTCGATCGTAATGCTGGAAACCGGAATACACCGCTTTATTGCACAGACTTCAGCTCAGTTTAGTCGCTTGACGTTCTCAAGCTGATTAGTCGCCATATACAGGTCAACAATGATGCCTAAAGCCTCGGCTCGTTTTCTTGGTCCAGTCAGCCCGAAGTGATTGACGACCCGATCGACAAACATTTGCCGCGCATAACTGTGTTGCATTGTGATGGAGATTTTCTTAGTTGGAAAATCTTCAATTTCCATTGAAGGCTGAACAGGCAACTCAGCTTGTTCGACTTTTGCAAGAAGATCTGATTGCGATTGGGCGACAAGTGACTGAATTGTTGGCGGCTGCAAATCAAAATGCAATGCATTTACAGTCCACTTTGTCGATCCTGGTTTACGGCAAAGACGCGGCGGCGTAATAAGCAGTGAAGTTCCAACAGGCAAATTTTTAGGATTTACCGTTTCTTCGTCGTCTGGATAAATGAACGCCTGTTCGCCATCAGACAGTAAACCTTTGGCCCATTGATAATTTGGAGCGCCTTTGCCGAGAATGACGGCTTCATCAAATTTGAAGCCAGGTTCCGTAATGATTGGAGTCGATTGAGTCATGAGAGTCGAGTTGGTAAACAGATCGAGTACAATCTGCCTATCAATCCTACCACTCTCGGCTATGGCACAAGGGGTTCGTGTCCAACTCGTGATGCCAGCACCGATTGCTGCAATGCTAAAAAAAAGGGCCGAACTGGAAGGGAGAACCCTGTCCAGCCTCGGCACCTACATCATTGAGTCAGCTCTTAGACAGCAACAGCCGACAAATCTTTCTCTTCCAGAAAATCAGCCAGATGATTTGCATCTTGCGTGATCGACTGAAGCGTCACTGATTTGCGTCCGACTTTAATTTCGAACTCGTCTCCAGGCTTAAAGCCCATCTCCTTGACGTAGCCTTCGCCAATTTGCAACTTTCCGTTGAATTGGACTTTGGTTTTGTAAGTCAGAGTCCGACCTGGCTTGGCTGCTGCGCCAATCTCCAGTCCTTTTGCGGCAAGAATCGCTTCGTAAAAAGCGGTAAAACAAAGCTTGCCATTTTTGACGTAGCCGCACTCGCGCACAAGTTCTGACTTGGAAGCGTCCTTAAGCTCTTTGACTTTGGCGATTAGATCTGATCCGGTCAGCATAAAAGAATTGCTGTGACGCGAATTAGTATATCCTAATTCCAGTGCCTTTGCCAGACCGGGCATACATCATGTTGAACGCGCCAAGTATGAGGTAACCGAGTCCATCAGTCCAGTGCTCGATGTTTGCCGACTTGTCAATCACATAATCATCTGCGCCCTGCTTGTAAGTCACATTTTTGAGCGCCTTGATTGTGTGCTTGCAACGCGGATGAATAAACAGCTTCATCTGTCCATCCGCAGTTCGGATCATCCAGTTGGTCGCGTTGATTTTGTCTTTAACAGCCCAAGGCGCTTTGGGGCTTATGCATTGGAACCCATAGCGACGAATAATGTCATGATCTGTCCGACCAGCCGAAGAAGTTTTGCGAGCACTGCCAGTCGGATCTGGGTAAGCGATGATCTTGCGATCGGGGAACCGCTGTTTAAGTAGCTGGCAAACTTCGTCTGTATTTGACTGTTTTACAGCGAGTTCATCCCAGATGTGCACAGTATCACCGACACGAGAAGCCAAAACGCCAGCCATGATACCAACGTTAAAGTCAGTTCCCCAATAGATTTCTCCGCCCGTGTCTTTGACATCTTCGGAGATGTTTTCGTCGGTAAAGTCAGGATAGACACGGCCAGAAAGAGTCTCAAAGCTGGCGAGATATTCTTGCCTAAAAGTTCGCTCATCAAGAGTTCGACGTGCAGCCTCAACTTCGGCTGGTGGAACATTGCCGCCTTCTACCGTTGTATAGGAAAAGGTTTGCCAGTCATCTTCTACTTTCGCCTGCTCCCATAAATCGTGAAACCAGTTCAGGCCAGATGGAGTTGTAATGAACCATGCTGGACCGCCCTGATCTGAAAGCGCAGGCCGCAGAACCATTTCCCAAGCTTCTTGCCGAACGTAAGCGGCTTCATCGACAACTAATGCCGACAAGGAAATTCCACGCAAAGAGTCAGGATTATCGGCACCTTTAAGTGCCAAAATGCTTCCGTTTTTTAACTCAACAGTTAGTTCGGCTTCATTTTTGGCAAGAAAAACTTCGGGTGGCACCATCGCTCTTAGCTGCCGCCAAGCAATTTGCTTAGCCATCCGATAATTTGCTGTCACATACCAGCACAAACTGCCGGGCTTTTCCATCGCCCAGTTGATAAGCCGAGTGATGCATAGATATGTTTTGCCAAATCTGCGGCCTGAACAAAGCAATTTGAATCGCTCAGGTGCGTCATAAACCGTGCGTTGTGGAACGGTCAGCGTTTCATATAGCTGATTTGGAAAACCGCGAAAATCATATTCTGGATCCTTTGCAGGCAAAGGCGGGTCAAGGATGCAGCCCTGTGGTCGGCCTTGAAGAATACTCACAAAATTGCTGCGAGCTTGGCAAGTGCATTAACAGCACCGAGAGCGACAGCCAAATTTCCTGTTCGTCTCGCTTCCATCTGGATTGAACTCGCCTGCTGCATTAGTTCAGCAGCAAACTGGGCGCGATCCAGTTCAAAGTCTTTGCGGACTAGGGCTCGAACTTCAGGAATGTATTTGCGAGCGGTTGTCT